AACTATGTTCCGTTTGGTCACTTCAAAGATGTCAAGAACATCATCAAGTCTAAGATTTTCTTTCCTGTTTTCGTGACTGGTCTTTCAGGTAATGGTAAAACATTAATGATTGAACAAACATGTGCTCAACTCAAAAGAGAGTTATTCAGAGTCAACATTACCATCGAAACTGATGAAGATGATTTGATGGGTGGTCACACTCTAGTCAATGGCAACATTGTCTTTAGAGAAGGTCCTGTAATCAAGGCAATGAGAAAAGGCGCTGTTCTTCTTCTTGACGAAGTAGACTTAGGGTCTAACAAGTTGATGTGTTTACAATCAGTTCTTGAAGGTAAAGGTTACCTAATCAAGAAGACTGGTGAGTGGGTGACACCGACACCAGGTTTCACAATCGTTGCGACTGCGAACACTAAAGGTCAAGGTTCAGAAGATGGCAAGTTCATAGGGACTCAAATCATGAACGAGGCGATGTTAGAAAGATTCGCTATCACAATGCAACAAGAATATCCACCAGTGACAACTGAGAGAAACATTCTCAAAAAAGAAATGGCATTGAGTGGCGATGTTGATGAAGAGTTTTGTAAGAAACTTGTTGATTGGGCTGACATAATCAGAAAGACTTATTATGAAGGCGCCATTGATGATGTGATAACAACCAGAAGGTTAGTTCACATTGTAAACGCTTACAGAATGTTCAACGACAAGTTGAAGTCAATAACAATGTGTATTTCAAGATTCGATGAAGATACAAGAAACGCTGTTCTTGACCTCTACACTAAAGTCGATGAGGGTGTTGCACTTGAAGAAGAAAACCCCCTAGACGAATCATCAAATTCAGAGTATAATGAATACGATGAGTAAAATCAACTACAAATATAACGAAGACAAACTCCTCAAGGAGTTTGCTTCGTATGTTGATAAGACCTACGGAAAACATTACTCAAAAGACAAATATCAATCTACCGAGTTCATTATTGATAGTGGGCATGGTGAAGGTTTTTGTATTGGGAATATTATGAAATATGCCCAAAGATACGGAAAGAAGGACGGTTATAATCGGGCCGACCTGTTGAAGATTATCCATTATGGGTTCTTCGCTTTATATAATCACGATTTATTTATGGAGACTAAAAATGAAAATCTCAAATGAAACGAAAGCGATTTTGAAGAACTTCGCTACAATTAATTCAGGTATCAAAGTCGATTCAGGCAATCAACTTAAAACGATATCTAATATGAAAAACATACTCGCTGTTGCAAATGTTCCAGAAACATTCGATAGAGAGTTTAGTATTTACAACCTAGTTGAATTTCTAGGTGCAACAAGTCTTATGGAGAATCCAGACTACAACTTCAATGATGCTTCATTGAGTATTGCAGACTCAGATACTTCATTGACTTACTTCTATGCAAGTGAAGGTATGGTAATCTCACCAGAGAAAATGATTACAATGCCAGAGGCAGAGATAACAATTGACTTATCATCAACACTATTGAATGAGTTGCAAAAGGCTGCTAGTGTTCTAGGTGTAAATGATTTAGTATTGACAAGTGATGGCACGAAGATTGAATTTCAAGTCACTGATAAGAAGAACGCTACTTCGAATACATTCTCTAGAACTGTGGGCGAAGGTAATGGTTCAACCTTTACAATGAACTTTAAGATTGAGAACCTTAAAGTCTTAGACGGAAACTATACTGTTTCAGTATCATCTAAAGGCATCTCTAATTTCAAAAACAAAGATGTTGATTTAGAATACTTTATTGCACTAGAACCTGATTCAGTGTATAACGCTTAATATATATATTATTATGTGTGAAATAGTGCCAGTCTCCGCTACTTTCATGGGAGTATCTGAAACTCATCATCATTGGTCAGATACACGAACATTCGGTGGGGTTTGTTCCCTTATAAGAGAGGCAATATGAAACAAGAATTTTTATTCGTAGAAAAGTATAGACCTCAAACAATTGAAGAAACTATACTACCCAAAGGGGTAAAGAAATCGTTCAAAGAGTTCGTTCAGAACAAAGAGATACCTAATCTATTACTATGTGGCACAGCAGGCACAGGTAAAACTACTATCGCTAAGGCGATGTGTAATGAACTTGGTGCAGACTTTATTGTCATAAATGGTTCTGATGAGGGTCGTCTTATCGATACTTTGAGAACAAAAATCAAAAACTTTGCATCTACAGTATCACTATCTGGTGGTCCTAAAGTTGTTATTCTAGATGAGGCAGATTATATTTCTGCTGAGTCAGTTCAACCTGCATTGAGAAACTTTATTGAAGAGTTCTCCTCTAACTGTAGATTCATCTTTACATGTAATTACAAGAATCGTATCATTGCACCACTTCATAGTCGATGCACTGTTATAGATTTCACTATGCCTAACAGTGAGAAACAAAAACTCGCAGTAGAAGGACTCGAAAGATTAAAATCAATATGTAATAGTGAATCAATACAATACGATGAAAAGGTATTAGTAGAACTTATCATGAAGTTCTTTCCAGATTTCAGACGATGTATCAACGAAGTTCAACGATATGGTGCATCAGGTGTAATCGATAGTGGACTACTAGCGACATTATCAGAAGAAAAACTTACACCTTTGATTGACATGATGGCAGATAGAAATTGGTCTGGCATGAGAAAGTGGGTCGGTCAAAATTCTGATAATGATTTCAATACTCTATATAGAAAAGTATTCGATAGTCTTGAAAAAAGATTAGAGAAGAGTTCTATACCAGCATGTGTATTGATTATTGCAGACTATCAATACAAGTCTGCTTTTAGTATGGACTCTGAGATAAACTTCGTTGCTTGTCTTACAGAGATTATGAAAGAATGTCAATTTATTGGAGGTTAATATGGGGCAATATAATGACAAAGTAGAACTGCAAAGAAAAATACTTCTTGCAGAAGAGTATAGAGATACAGTTATGTGTTTACATGCACATAGTTTATCTTCTATGTGGTATGACAAAAGACCACAAGATACGGCAAATGGTAAAGGAGTTGTCGATGTTCAATTCATGGATGGTCGAATTGAGAGAACTCTAAAGAACGGCAAAAAGATTACATTGGTGAAAGGTAGAACTGGTGAAGACTTAGTTCAAGAAGTCACTAGAAATCTTGCTGACTCAGGTAAAGAACTTGCCTAAGAGAAATCCATTTGATTTTGTAAAGTCGGTCTCTTACGACAAAAAAGACCTCATGGTTGATGAGGTCGAAGAGAAAGCATATCAACCATTCCTAGTGAACAAGGCATTATCTTATCATCAAGATTGTGTCTTTCTTGTAAACGAGATGAATGTCCGTCATGGCACGGACAACCGTCTTCAATACTTGTTTTTCATAAATACATTAAGAAAAAGACAAAGATTTTCGAAATGGCAAAAACCTTACGAGAGTAAGAAATTAGATACAGTGAAGGCATACTTTGGTGTATCTACAAAAGTCGCCAAAGAATATCTTGAACTTTTGAATGATAAACAGTATCGTGACTTGAAAGATAACATGAAACTTGGTGGTAAGGATAATGGATGAAACACACTTAATACAAGACTTAGTAGAAATAACATTTCCAGAAAAAGATGACTTCTTGAAGATAAGAGAAACCTTATCTCGTATAGGTGTGGCATCTAGAAAAGAAAAAGAACTGTTTCAATCCTGTCATATTCTCCACAAAAAAGGTAAATACTATATCGTTCATTTCAAAGAACTATTCAAACTAGATGGTAAAGAAACTAATTTTGATGAGTCAGATTTAGGTCGTAGAAACACAATCATAGACTTGTTAAGACAATGGAATCTTGTCAAAGTATTGAATCCTCAACAGATTCTAGACCCTAGAGCACCACTATCTCAGATAAAAGTTATACCTTACAAAGAGAAATCTGAGTGGAAACTTACACAAAAATACTCAATCGGCAGTAATATTTCATAAATACCTTTGTTAAACCAAAATTTAACAGGAGTAAATATGTTAGAATTTATCGAATATATTATCAGAATCGTTCAAATCGTACCATGGTTGGTAATGGGTGCATCTTTAGTTGCAGCTCTAACACCAACTCCAGTCGATGATGGTCTAGTTAAGAAGGCCTATAAAGTCCTTGATTGGTGCGCCTTGAACATTGGAAAAGCAAAAGACAAATAATTCCAAAAACCCCCTTGTTCAATTACTTACACTATAGTATACTGTAGTATACATAATTGAAATAGGAGTATATTATGGAATATGTTATTGCAATAGCAGTTGTCTTAGTTGTTCTTTATGTCGCTTTCGGTAGAGGCGACAGTAGTTCATCTACTTCATCAGTATCAACTCCTGCGCCGGCACCGGCACCAGAAGTTGTTGCAGATAAGAACAACAATGGTATCACAAGCAAGGCAGAACTAAAAACTTTAACCAAAGTTCAATTGTTCGAGTTTGCAGAAAAGAGAAGTCTGAAAATTAAGAAATCAGGCACTAAAGCTCAAGTGATAAACGAGATACACTCGCAATTAAAATAAGTCTTATTCAAGACAATTAAAGGGACCTTAACGGTCCCTTTTTTTTGGTTCCAACGATTCGATTTGCATAAATAGTTGTAGATATTATGAACTGGATAGATTTTTTAGCAGAGGTCGGAGCACCAATTTTTGGTTCTCTAGTCATGGCATTCTTTATCTTTCTCACATTGAAATACATTCTAGAAGGTGTTCTTGACAATGTTAAGTCACTCACAGGTATTATTGCAATGTTAGAAGATAGGGCAAGAGTCATGAACAATGACATCATCAAGATTGACTTGTTGATTTCTCAAGCATTGGAGTTAAGACCAGACTTAGAGAGAGTTGCTCGTGCTGAAAATTTCGTAGAAGATGGTACCATAGATGCAAGAAGAGATTAACGAAACATTAGATTTAGAAGTTGATTATCTACAAGCAGTTGCAGATATGCTTAATGAGTTTGGGTTTCCAATCATTATTGCACTTGCAATGGGTTACTTCATCTACTTTGTCTGGAAATTTGTGACAGAAGAACTAGAGCCGATGATTGATAAACAACAAACAACTCTAGTTAAACTTATCGACCAAATGAGAATGTTGGACCAAGACCAGATAAGATTAACTGAGAAGTTGAATACTGTTCTAGAATATCGAGAGGCACAGGTTTTAAAGGAGAATAGAAGTGAAAATAATAACAGTAAGTAGTTTACTACTTTTAAGTGCATCTCTAGGTGCATCACCAATAGTTCATGAATTCAAAAATCCTAGTTTCTCAGGAAAGGGAACAGGTGCCCATTACTTGACCATAGAAAACCAAGAACATTCAAGAAAGAAGGCAATCGAAGAGGCATTGGAAGCAGCTAGAAGAGCGGCAGAAAGGGAAGAAGATAATTCAACCTTAGCAAAATTTATAAGGAACTTAGAATCAAGAATCTACGCCCAAATGGCAAAACAACTTGTAGAATCTATGTTCTCAAATGATGAGTCAGTTCGATTCGGTTCATTTGTATTAGAAGGTAATACAGTCACATACGAAGTTATAACAAATGAAGATGGTTCAGAGTTTATCAGAATGACAATTGTAGGTTCTGATGGAACAGAAACGGTTATCGAAATACCAGTAGGCACTGGTAATTATGGTCAGGACCCCGATGGTTAAATATCTACTCGCATTTACAATCTTATTATCAGGATGTGCATCGGTCCCTAGATTCTCTAGCGACCCACAAGATTGTAATCCTGCAACATGGGGTGAAGAATACAAACATGATGTATGGAACTATGCGAAGGCAGCCGGCAGAACTTTTGAAAGGGCAATGCCATTTATATGTGTAGATGAGGCAGAAGTGATAAGACTTCCTTCATTTATGCAATTACTAGAATTGCCACCTGCAAAAGAAATGCCTGTAGTCGCAGTTTATGGTTTTAATGATTTAACAGGTCAGAGAAAAGAGGTGCCAAACATTGCATCATTCTCTACAGCAGTCACGCAAGGTGGCACAGCAATGGTCATTGATGCATTAAAGACTGCTGCTGGTAATAAATGGTTTAGAGTTGTAGAGAGAAACGGTATAGACCATTTAGTTAGAGAAAGACAAATTATTAGAAGTGCAAGGCAAGACTTTGCAAAGAAAGAAGGACAAGACAAGTATCAAGAATTGAATCCACTCCTATTCGCAGGAATAATAATAGAGGGTGGGATTATTGGTTATGATTCCAATCTGTTTACAGGTGGTCGAGGCGCAAGAACGCTTGGGATTGGAATAAGTCGACAGTATCGTAAAGATGCTGTGACTGTTAGTATGAGAGCTGTTTCAGTTCTAACAGGTGAAGTATTATTAAATGTCCAGACTAGAAAGACTATCCTTTCAGTCGGTGAAGGAGGCGATGTATTCCGATTCATAGAAGAAGGAACACAATTAGTTGAATTCGAGGACGGTGTGGGAAATAATGAGTCCGTGACTTACGCAACACGAGTGGCTATTGAAGCTGCCGTGTTGGAATTAATTTACCAAGGACATGATAGAGGTTTTTGGGTTATTGAAGAGGGTCATAGACATCCACATTTATCAGATGGTGTCAATGACAAACACTCTTTAGAGGAGAAAAAAGAAAATGAATAAAATACTTTCTTTAGTATTGCTATTGTCGACATCATTCGTTTTCGCACAAGCAACTGATGATAATGAGGTTATGATAACACAAACTGGTGACACTTTGAAGTTATACATCGACCAAATCGGTTTTGGTAACAAAATAGGACTTGACGACTATTCAAGTGGTTCAGGTTCTGCCATGACTATTACTGGTGCTACTTTAGACATCAATATAGACATGATTGGTAATCAAAACTTATTATTTGGACCAGTTGTTGCTGATTCTTCCGACTACGATTTAATCTTAACTGGTGATTCAAATGAAATAGATTGGAACATTGGTTACATAGGTTCAGCAGATGATTCAAGTATTCAGTTCACTATAACAGGTGATTCTAATACTTTTGACCTAGACCAAGGTTATGTTGCATCAGCTGAAAGATTAGATGCTGATTTAGTCTTAGTTGGAAACAGTAATGTGTTCGATGTTGATTGGGAATCAGATGACTTAGTTTGGAACTTTGACATCACAGGTGACTCAAACAATGTAAACACTTTGCAAAAAGATGGCGAACAAGAGCTTAATCTTGAATTAACTGGAGATAGTGCTGATATAGATATCAATCAGATATCAGGAACATGTGCAGCTTCTGTAAGCGGTTGTGCTACACCTAATGCACATATCACACTAGACATCACAAGTGATAACAGTGTTATTCAAATCAATCAGAAAGACTCAGCTAACGATAGTTAGTCTTTTTATCATCAGTGGGTTCAGTTATGCTGAACCCATCGGTGGTGTCATAGAATCTACAGGTGTCACATCACTTGTGCGAGAATCGAATCGACTTATATCAGAAGTCGGAACAGATGTAAATATATACGATGAAGCAGAAACTGCCAATGGCAGAATGTTGATTGAGTTTTTAGATAAAGAAAAACTTTCATTAACAGAAAATAGTCTTGTCTATATTGACGAGGCATATTATGACCCAGACCCAAGTAAATCGAAGATGGCAATTAGAATGGCAAGAGGCACAGCAAGATTCGCCTCGGGTGCTGGCAACAGAATTAAAAAACAAAATGTAGATGTTTCAACACCGACTGCAAACATCACAATGAGAGGAACAGATTTCACAACAACCATAGATGAACTTGGAAGGACAATGGTTGTTTTACTTCCTGATGAAGAAACAGGTGCATCATCAGGAGAGATAGTAGTATACAATGATGGTGGTGAAGTTGTATTAACAGAGGCATATGCCGCTACAGTAGTATCGTCATATGATACACCACCAACTTCGTCAGTTATAGTTCAAGGCATAACACCCAACATGATTGACAATATGTTTATCGTAAATCCACCAACGGAGATACGAGAAAAAA